TCCAGGCGTCGGTTAAATCTTTTTTGGCGTTTCACTCTGCGCCTCCTGCGGCTGAGCGATGGCCTGCTCATCCAGTTTGCTTTTCAGTTCGTCAATCTGAGCCTGAAAGCGCTGCTCTACATCGTGCCAGCCGTCACGAATAGCTGTTGATTCAGCCTCAGCTTTAACAGGACTGTTTTTCCAGCGGAACAGGCCCACCAGCCAGCCAGAAGCGAAACCAGTGACGAGCGCAATCAGCGCCCACGTAATGAGTGCAGTAGTAGTGAACATGATGCTATTTACCTTGTCGGGATAATTCGATTTTGCGGATGCTGGCCTTGTCCTTGTTGCAGTTTCCCAGCACGGTTAACAGCCTTTCGTTTAATTCCAGGCTGCTGCCCCACGTAAGTGGATCGGGAATTTCCGGTACCGGACAATCAGCGGTTAATTCCACCGGTATCGGGACTGGTGGAACCTGAACGAATCTGGTTTCTGTGCGTGCGCAGCTCGTTAGCAGCGGTAGCAGGAACAGGCAGAGCAGCGCACTTGTCTGTCTCCACCGACTTACGGATAACAACAATTCGGTTTTCGCTGTCGGTGTTGGCTTGCTGTTTCTGTCCCTGCGTTGAGACCGCAATATCGTTAAACAGTCGAACGGCAGAGATAACATTGTTGGTGACAGCCTCGGCTGATTTTGTCTGCTGGATTGCCGCATCGCGCTGTTGCTCCACTCTCAGGGTTGAATCACGGTAATGGGCTGTGGTGAGCAATAAAGCCGCTATCAACACCACCAGCAAGAACGCCAGCACAAAGCGCCAGTTAATAATTAACCAGGTCATGGGTTCAGGCTCCAGTTGCAGATCTCCCGCTCAACGTCACGGCGGTTCGCCAGCCCCTGAACCCTCACGCGGTCAACATATACCCAGCTACGAAGGCCATCACAGGCTTGCTGATAGCGCCCGGCATTCAGATTGCGCAGTACCGATGAGTGCTCGAATGCATTAACGCCGACGTTATAGCTAAAACTGATAAGAGCGGCTTTCTGATATGCATTCGACGGCACCTTTACGGACCTTTCCACCGACCGCGCATAGGGCTGCAGGTGCTTTTGCAGAAGCGCATCGCACTCTTTTTGGGTATATGTTTTCCCCTGAATTACGTCCGGGCCAGTTATGCCGTTGCACACAGTCCAGACGCCGCCAACATCACGGTATGGCGTGTAAGAATTGCCTTCAAGGTTCGGAATCAGAACAGCCGCGATCGCTAACGCACCGCCACCAGCAGCTGTGATGAGGCTTTTACGTAAAGCGGGTGAAATAGCCATTATGCTTTCTCCGCCAGCTTCAAAGCCTTGTTGACCGTATCAACCACCTCTGGCGCTTTTTCTTCGTCATGCGAGGGTGAGCGGTTTAAATAACTCTGGATCGCGGCAGTGCGTAAACTCTCCTGCTCCGCCTCAAACTTTCTGGCCAGTTCTTCCCGGTTGCTCTCTTTGCGCTTGTAATACGCATTCACGACGAAGGTTGCTATACCGAGCATCACACCACTGACCAGACCGATAAAATTCCAGTCCAGGTGATAAACCCAGTCATACCAGTTGAAAAGTCCATTACAGACCAGGCCACCCGACGCGCAGTAGGTAACCCCTGATGCAATTTTGTCAGGCATAATTTTCATATCCACCCCCGTGCGGGGACTTGTCCAATTAGGAATTGTCTACTTTCTGAACTGGACAAGCCCGGTTAGCCTTTTTCGTGTCGAATGAAAAAGCACCGTGCCGCCGCTGGGTAGCCAATGAATTGAAACTGTGTTTTGCACAGTCAGTTATGGATTGCGCACCGCCCCTTCGTTACAAGGCGTGTAATGGGAAATGACGGGCAGGCGCAAATGAAAAAGGCCCGCCAGTGGCGAGCCTTAATGTGGGTTTGAGGTCTTTCTTTTAAATTCGCGCTGATGAACAGCACACAGAAATCCCATCATTGGCGTGATAATGGTCCATTTTATTCACGCCGTCAATACATGAGATAAATCTTATTGCTTCATATGCCTGATTTCGCTGTTTCCGGTGACACGCTGCAGCATCTCACCAGCTATGGACTCTTCCTTGTGGCACTGGGTAATGAGCGCTTCATAGAACGGTTTAAAATTGCGTGACCATGTTGGCTGGCTTACAGCCATAACGGCATACCCAACAGCACGGCGCACAGTTTCAGCAGACAGGCGCGCATAACCGCGGCCGGTGCATTTGGTGCAGGTTTTCATGATAGGTACGCCCTGAATCTCGCTCTGCTCAATGTCCAGCACTTTGCCCTTACCATGACAGCGACACGCATTGCTGATCACGCCTTTCCCTTCACACGTTCCGCAACGGACACGCTGAATCTCTCTTACCTCTCTGAATTTTTCATAACTGGATGGCACGAAGCCTTGGACGCCCATTCGCACAGAGGCTTTCACAAAGTCGCGCGACGGGAAAGGCATGTGTGACTTGGTGCTGAATACCTCCGTGTCGATAAACCCGGTACCATTGCAACAGGAACATGGGCGCTTACTGGCCGCGCTGCGCGAATAGTCCATATAGGCAAACGTTGCGAGCAATTGCTCAAATTCACGTTTAATATTCTCATCGAGTTCGGCGACTGCCCGGAAAAGCCCCGCCTTACTCAGACCGAATTCAGTTAACATTTCAACGGCGCGATCACTTGACGTGATGCCATGCTTGGACAGGAATAATTCAAATCCGAAACGAGCCTGCGCGCCAGTCAGCCCGAAGGATGCCATCACATCCGAAATATCCAGGCTGTCACTGGCCGTTGCCCGTGGAGAATCGCTGAACATAGGTGATTTTGGTGCGAAAAACTTTATCGTGCTTTCAAGGTTCAAGGTGATTCTCCTTACTGAATTTTGCTGCGTTTATAATTTCAGGCAATGCTCTCGATCCTTATCTGCCCTTTTTCTCCCCAGATTTTTGTAATACGTGCATCCCATACGGCGCTGTCTTCTTCAAACACGGCATCCATCAACGCTTTGTGCAGGTTATCGACATCGGGCCTTTGCTGGTGGGGCTGGCCGCTGAACTGCGCACGCTTCTTTTTGCTCCAGCTGTCGGGCATGGGCAATACAAACGTGATGTGACAACCGCTGTCAGGCAACTTGATTTGGTTTAAGCGTACTTCATCACAAAATGCCCGGTACCGGAGAACAGCCGGCCGTTTTGCCCAGCGGTCACGTTGAGTCTGGCGGGGCTTGCCCAGCGGCGTGATGTCATAGATTTTGATCAAAATAGTCTCCCCGTTGGTTCATTACCGTTGCGTGATGATTTATCCCGGCCAGCCTGCGCCGGTCTCTCGCGGGCAAGCTGCGCCGCTATTGCCTGATCTGTTCCACGGAAATGGCCATTTCGGAATTCCTGATAAACCACGCCGCCCTGTGGGCCATGGCGGTTTTTACCGATAATGATTTCAGCCAGGTGTGCGGCCGGGCTGTCCGGGTTATAGGCACCATCGCGATAAATGAACCAGATGCCGTCCGCGTCCTGCTCAATACTGCCACTGTCACGCAGATCGGCATTTAACGGGCGCTTGTTCGGTCGCTTCTCTACTTCGCGCGACAGCTGGCTGAGGCAGATAACGGGCGTGTTAAGCTCCATCGCCATGGTTTTGAGGCCGCGTGTAATCTCACCGATCGCCAGGTCATTACGTTCTGCCGATGGCTTTTTGATGAGCCCCAGATAGTCAGCCAGGATAAGCGACAGGCCCGGATAACGATTTTTATGACGTGTGGCCACCGCTCTGATTTGTTCAATGCTGAGGTTTGTTGCATCGACAACCCAGACATCGAGATTCGCAAGCTCAGCCAGCCCCATGGAGATCCGGCCCCAGTCCTCATCGTCAAGGTGGCTGGCTTTGCGCAATTTGGAAACGGAAACGTTGGACGCATTCGCCAGCTGGCGCTCAATGATCTGGCCTGCCTGCATTTCCATGCTGAAAATCAGAACACCGCGCTGCACCCGCTCAGTACCGAGCGAAACAGTGCGCTGGGCTATGCCCTCGGCGATTTTCAGTGCCAGCTCGGTCTTACCCATTCCCGGGCGGGCAGCGATAACGATCAGGTCGGTGTCGTTTAATCCACCTGTGATTTCATCCAGATCATCAATGCCCGTTTTGATGGTGTTCGACTCTTCATCACCGGCCACACGTTTTTCCAGCGTGTCCATATACCCGTCAAGCAGTTCACTGGCGCGGATCGGCAGCACTTCTTCATCTGGCCGACTGATGTTCATCAGCTGGCGCGTAAAGTCCTGGATACCTTCCATCGCGGTATCGTGGTTGTAAGCACTGGTAATCTTCTCGTAATGGCTCTCCATGAGTCTGACAAAGCCACGAACCATGTATTTTTCATTGAGGCTTTTTGCATAGCCCTTCATGTTCGCTGCGCTGGGCACCATCTTCATGGTTTCCATCACGTCAGCAAAAATACCGTTTTCACTGCCCATGGCCTCTGCCACCAGCAGCGCATCAATCATTTTCTTCTGCGTCGCCTGGCGCTTAATCTCGGTATACAGCTTTGAGTAAAACGGGTTCGTGAATGCTGCTGGCTCGACGGTAGCCAGGACGTCGTAGGCATCAGGCGTCAAACCGGAATGAAGCAGGCAACCCAGCACACTGGCTTCGAGATACAGATCAGACATGGTTGCCCCTCCGTACCAACAGCAGCGTGTCAGGCTTCATCAGCCAGTCGAAGTTTGCATGCCAGCCGCTGTTGCTTTTGCCGAAATAGGATGCGCGGGCCTCATTGAAAAAAGCGCTAAAGTAATTGCGGAAACACTCGTTTGCCGATTTTTCACGGGGGAAATGTGTCGCCAGACGGCGGATAGCCTTCACTCTGTCTTCGTCAATTTCGGCGTACATCAGACGGCCAGCCGCTAAATCGTTGTAAGCATCGATCACGGCATCGCAGTCAACTTCAACCTGATTTTCATCCCACTGGGTGGCGTCAGCCAGATAGCCGTCAAAGCGGTTTACACGGCAGATGTTCGCGGGCTTAGCGACCGTACCGTTACGGCGATTCCACGTCTCCGCGACCCAACGCACCACCAGCTTGAGGTCATCAACGGTGTAGGCTTCACGGGATGGTCGTTCAGTAAGTAAAACGGCAAAAGCTTCTGCAGAACGGCAGGTGGTGCCTGTGACCTCGTTGTAATACTCCAGGACCTGTTTTGCCTGTGATAAAACTTCCTCCGAAAATTCCCCCTTGGGGGCTTTAGGGGGATCTGTATTTATTGTCTTTTGAATATTGTCTTTTGTGTTTAGTTGTTTTAGCGAATGGGTATTAGCTGTTTCGGCTAAACTTTTATTAGCTGAATCAGCTAAACATTCGCTGTTTTGGCTAATCTTCTTCATATCCCACATCGAGACATACTTGTTGATGCCCACTTTCGAGCCACCCTGGACTAAAAATCCGCGCTCGATAAGCTGACGCTTAGAAGAGCATACGTGTGTATGGTGAATGCCCGTCATTGTAGCGATCTGGGTATTGGTAATCCGGTCCATGGACTTGTTGAAACCATAGGTTTTACGCATCACGGCCAGCATGATTTTTAACTGACGAGCAGTAAGATCAGCCTGTAGTAGCTGATCGGTAAGCTCATTAGCGACACGCATGAAGCCATCATCGGTATCGGCCACGCGCTGCTCCTCACGCCCCGGACGGGCGCTAAATTGGATTATTTCTGCGGTATTACTCATGGCCGGACTTCTCCCGCTTCGCCTGTTCCAGTGCCTGACGTAGCAGCCGACAGGCATCAGGTGAATACTGGCGTGCGAGTTCATCCCGCGCCATGTCTTTATGTACAGTAGTTTCCTGTTGCGGCTTACGGCGTTTTTGTCGCATAATTAACCTCGCTTCCCAAAAGCAACGCTGTACACGACTGGACAGTTCCCGCTGTTCAGTCGCTCTTTCCCACCTCGATGAAATACTTCTCGAAGTACCATTTCGGTACACAGCACAGATGTTCGTAATCAGGACGCATGAAGATGACCCTACGTTCCTGCCTGTCGTAACTGATGATGCGCACGACAATGCCGCGCTTGTCCCGAAAGCGCTTATCGGTTTCAACAAACCTTTCATCCACCAGAGCCCCCGTCTTTAGAACGAATATGTTCAAGCATGCCAATCAGGCACTGGGCCAATTCACCGGTTTCATCGCCCTTGATGATCACCATGCCTGCTGGTTGTTGGAAATCTAAAGCAGCAAGTAAACGGCTTGCCTTTTCGACCAAACCGCCTCGACTCTGCCAGCGACTAACCTGTGATTTGTCGACCCCCAATTTCTTCGCAACTGCCGTCACCCCCTCGGCGGCAATACGGCTCACGATCTCACTCTCGATGTCACGCGCTTTGTTGCGCGACGTTGTGATTGAATCCATTTAAATTTTTCCTTATTTGGAGTTCAGGTTTATAGGATGTGGAAAGAGTTGAGGTAGGTCTGGCCTAATCTCATAGGCTTTAACTGCTCCGTTAGTGGCTTCTACAATCGCGTTAACATTTTCAGGAGAAACCCTTTTCTTGTTATGCAACCAACTCCATACGTTTGGCTGGCTAACACCTACGTGTATGGCTAGCTTTTTTTGGCTTCCAACAGATTGGATAGCTTTTTGAATAGCTTTGTTAACCATGCTTATACCCTTTAGTCTGTAAAGCGAGAATAATAACTATGAGTTCAAATAAAGTAAATACCCATGGATATTTGACGATGGATAACCACAGTTATATGTTCGCGGGCATGAATACAGAAACTCTCGCCGATCGGCTTAAGCTGGCAATGAAAGAAGCAGGGATGAGTCAGGCACAGCTCGCTGAAGCTGTGGGAATAGCTCAGCCTAGCATTTTCAAAATTTTGTCAGGAAAATCTCAAAATTCTGGGTACATAGTCCATTTATCTAAGGCGCTTGGGGTAAGACCTGAATGGTTAGCGCTTAACGAGGGACCCATGCGCAAAAGCCATGAAAGTAATTACGACGCGCCATATCCCCCACCACAAACGCCAGATGTAAAATTTGTGCATATTTGGAAGGCAGAAGAGAAAACTAAGGATTTACAGGCAATTCCCAAAGAGCTGAACGCGGAAACATGTCGTGCCTTTTTTCTGGATCATGACTCGGGATTTCCTGAAGCAACTTTGAATTCTGTCGTGGTTGTTGATGTAAATGAACAGCCCAAAGTGCATGATTATGTGTTTGCCTGTGTTCATGGTTCTTATAGCGTATACAAATTTCTCCCCGGAGATGAGGGAGGTTATCTTTCGCCTTCTGATCCTCGAGCCTCTCTTTTAAAAGTGGGAGAAACAGCAAAAATCATAGGTGTTGTTGTATACATTTCTAAGAAATTCAATCGATAAACGTTCAATCCGGTAGCTACATGTAAACATGCTGCCGGGATTTTTTTATACTCCCCGTTATCTCCCCTTATGTAGCCGACTTGCATAGAGCCCCCGCTTTACGTTTAGAACAATCCTAGCTAATTTCCTAAATACTGTATATAAGTACAGTTAAATTTCCAACTAAAGCGTAACGGTAAATCTCCAACCATCCACCAATAAACATCCATCCTCCTCCCGAAAAAATAAATTCATATATTTTACAAAAACATATTACTCTAAGTTTAATTATTCATACCTAAAGGTATTGATTGATATAATACCCATTGTTATATTGCAGTCACAGCAAGACGCAGCCCACCGCAGACAGCTGTTCTGCTCTTTAACAAGTGAACATGTAATCATCGCGCTGGTGGCTGAGAGGCCCGAACTCAGCACCCTGGCATCCCCTGACCTCACGGGGTAAAGGCATCCCAGGCATGCGGCGGACAGTGTGGTGATTCAGTTTTTTTTGAGGTGCGTCAACAGCAGCCGCAGCGTCAAAACGAACTGGCCAGCATATCTAATGAGGAAATTAAAGATGGATAAAGCCTACGAAGAATATTTTGAAAGCCTGAAAGAAGGCGAAGAAGTACTGAGTTTTGCTGAGTTTTGCGAAGCTTTAGCCCTTACCAAAAAAGCTTAACGCCTCACCAGGGCAAAGTCCGGAATACCGCAGCAGTTTAGTTGGACTTAAAAGTAAACGCGGGCTTGAAGCTGGAGGATGGGGCCAGCACACAACGGAAAGAGCGCTACACCGGATATGCGTGTCAGCACCTGTGTAACCTCCCCTGGCGGCATGGTAGTTAGGTCGCAAAGGCAGCGTTAAGGGTTTGCGGCGTAAGGTGGTCAAAGGTAGCGCTCTTCCCGTTGTGGTGAATTGCAGTCCATCGAGACAACCAGAAGATCAGCACCTGGCGCCACAACCCCACATTGCTGTGTAGTCTTTGGCCCCCGCCTCGGGGGCATTTTTTTGACTGCGTACCAGCGCTCCGAGGTATCCATGAATTTCATACCAAAACTGACCCGGCAGCGCATTAGCGAACTGCCCGAGGGCACGCCGATCCGCATCGGTAACAGCGTCGTCGTTTTCGATGGCTGCAGCATTGAGCCCAATTACAAGGGCGAGGATGAAACCTTTGTTTATTACATCGATGCGGACGGCAAGCGGCATCGACATTTCGAATGGCTGTTACTCGAGTCAGGCACCGAATTCATTGAGTCAGAACTGTGCGAATACTGCGCCCGGTTCCGGCATCCCACGGACATAAAGCAGGCAGTAATCCAGTTCTGGAACCGCAGCGAAGTCCGGTCCTTTTGCAGCGACAAAGGCTGCGCAAACCTTTATCAGCAAACAATCCGCGTCCCGGCAGCGCGCCAGGGCAAACTAAGGAGACGTATCTCATGAGCCCTGTAGATCGCCTGCAGTTCAAACATCGCCTGACGGGCGCTGATTTCCACCCGAAGCCACGACACTGGCTGACGCCGTTGCTTATCGCACTGTGTGTGGTGGCGGGAATGTGCCTGTTATGACAGTGACAACCATCCCCACTGAATTCGCCCTCAACGAGGCCATGCGTTCGCTGGCGCTGAGTACCATCCTCACGCTGTGCGAACAAAATCAAATCAGTCCGGCAGATCTGGAAATGCTGGCCCACCAGCTGGCCCAGCGTGAAGCAAACGCGGACGCTAAATCAGGAGCTTTGAATGTCCACCATCATTCGCGTGATCGACACTGAAACCACCAGCTTTGAAGGCGGCGTGTGTGAGCTGGCGAGCATCGACATCGTTGGCGGCAAACTGTGTAACCCGATGAGCGATTTTGTTAAGCCGCCCGAGCCGATTACCGTCGGCGCCATGGCAGTGCATCACATCACTGATGCGATGGTTGGCGATGCCCCGCCGCTCAGCGATGTAATTGACCGTTATCTGGGTGCCGACGTTTACGTGGCGCACAACGCAGCGTTTGACCGGCCAAAGCTGCCACAGATAACCGCGCCGTGGATCTGCACGCTCAAGCTGGCCCGCAAGCTTTATCCGGAACTGGAAAGCCACTCCAACCAGTATTTGCGTTATCACTTCATGCTCGATGTTGATGTGCCTGAAAACCTGCACGCGCACCGGGCGCTGTACGACTGTTTCGTTACAGCGGCGCTTCTGCTACGCCTGAACCGTGACGCGCGCCTGACGATAGCCCAGATGCGCGACATATCTGCACGGCCTTCCCTGCTTCACACGATGCGCTTTGGCAAGCATAAGGGCAAAACCTTCGACGAGATTGCCGGACAGGACCAGGGCTATCTCCGCTGGGCGCTGGCAAATATGGATCTGGATGAAGACCAGAAATTTACCATGCAACATTATCTGGAGGTCTGAATGGGAACCCCTGTATTGATTCTGGGGGACAGCGGTGCGGGCAAGTCCTACAGCCTCAGAAACTTCAACCCGGACAATTGCCTGCTTATCCAGTGCATTCCCAAGATGCTGCCTTTCCGTCATAAAGGTACCTGGAAGGTCCACGGAAAATTAGACGATAGGGGAAAGCCTCAGCGCGGTAATGTTTTTCGTACAGATGACTGGGTTGATATTGAAGACAAAATACAGCGCATGGTGCTTTCAAAAAATCGACGTGTGCTGATCATTGATGATTTTCAGGTAGTGATGCAGCACGAAAACATGTTGCGGGCCTATCAAACTGGTTACACCAAATTCACCGAGATGGCCGACCACATCTGGCGAATTATCACAGCAGCAACTCAATTGCCCGATGATATCCGCGTTTATTTTCTGGCTCACACTGAGGAGTCGGAGGGAAAAATCAGGATGAAAACGGCCGGCAAAATGCTGAATGAAAAGCTTACGCCAGAAGGTTATTTCTCTATCGTACTCCGAGCCATAAAAAAAGATGGCAAACACGTTTTTCTGATTAAGGGCGATGACAACGATACCGCCAAAGCCCCACCAGACTTATTCCCCGATCAAACCGAAATGGAAAATGACTTGTTCGCTGTCGATCAGGCCATTTGCAACTTCATGTCCGAAGGAGACATTTAATGCAACCTATGAGCTTTAAGTTCGATCCCGAAGCAGCTAAAAAAGCTGGCTCCGCAGCAATCATCAATGAAACGGGTGCTTATGAAGGCGTTATCCTTCATGCACAGGTTGGTTTCGGTACCGACAGCCAGTCGCAGTCGCTGGAATTACGCTTCGAATCCAACGGAGCAAAATCCGATTATCTGCGAATCAACTTTATCGGTCGCGACGGTGAGCCTACTTTCGGGATGGACCTAGTAAACGCACTGATGTGGACTGCTGGCGTCCGCGACCTTATTCCCGAACAACAGCAGACAAGCGAAGGTACTGCGTGGGTGTTTCCGGCGCTGACCAACAAAAAAACGGGCCTTGTGCTTCAAAAGGAATTGCGTACTAAACAGTCCGATGGATCCGACACTTACCAGATGAATATCCGGCATGTCTTCCAGCCAGGTACGCGCCTGACGTATGCCGAATTTGCAGAAAAACTTCCAGCCGAAGCCATTGATAAACTAATGCTGGGGCTCAAGGATGTTGATAAGCGCCAAACAGTTACTGGTAACGGGCACAACACTGCCCAGCGCGGCGCGCCTACTGGCAATCGTTACGCAAATCAGAACACCGGCGCAGCACCTCAATCAAAACTCCAGCAGGCTGCTGCCAACCGCAATAATGCACCTCAGCCTGAACCTGATTTCGACGACGATATCCCGTTCTGACGATGCACAAAAAAACAATCTGAATTTTGATTACCGTCCACCAAAACCGCCTGCATTTGAGGCGGTTTTGTCTCATTAACTATTAACAAATTTTTTAATTAAGACTATTATCAATCACGATATCAAGGTAAGATTCATAAAAGAATTCACTTATTGGGTTTGGACATGTTTGATTTTTTCAAAGATATATTTTCTGCCTTTCGACAAAATTCACTAGAAAGAATTAAAAGTCCTTTCCTCGGGGCTTTCGTTTTTTCTTGGTTTGGCTTTAATTGGCAAATGCTATCAATATTATTTTTCGGCAAGCAAAATATTTTAGGACGTCTCGATTATATAAACTCTCACTTTAATGTTGGGAATTATATACTGGCCCCCGTATCTACAACAATTCTTATTTGCCTTTTTCCACCCTATGCAAATAAATACGTCACAAAATTTCAAAAGGGAACAAATCACGAAACCAACATGCTTATATTACAATCAAAGATTGACATAGCATCTAAACAACTGGAAATTGCCGATTATGAGGCAAAAAAGAAGCTTGCGGAAGAAAGGGAAAAGAAAAACATTGATGCAGATATTAAAAATATACTTGCAGAACATGAGGACGCGATAGAAAAACTAAAAGAAACGAACGATAGAATTTCTGCGAATAATACTATCATATCTGAATTGAACATTGAAATTGCTAATCTTAAAAAAGACATAGAAACATCAAAAATAGCGATGGATTACAATAAGGATGAGAAGAGTAAACTATTAAATGAAATTTCCACCCTTAAAAATATAGTTGAAACCAATAACAAAGAAAAACTAGAGTTTCTACAATTAAGGAAACAAAATGACGATTTGGCAAATAAGCTTATTGAAAGCAGTCTTGCTTTACATGATAAGGATAGAGAGTTTTGGAGCATTAAATCAGAGTTTGATAAAATAAAGAAAAATATAGAAATATGAAACACATCCACCTATCATTAGTTGAGCTATTCAGATAGAGGATGATAAGGCAATTAAGGGGTATGGTGTAAAAATGAGTGATCTATATCTTTCAAAATGTCATGGTATGCTCCTAATACAAAAGTAAGAATCAATAAAAAACCAGATCGTGTTAATATGTATTTGTCTGCAGAATTTGGGTTTAAGGAAAAGATTTGAAAATGTCATTTTTTCAACTGAAGTGGAGATGAAATTACCATAGTTGTACGAGGAGTATTTCCAAGAGAGGTTGCAGAATTATATGAATGCGGCGCTAAACTTTCCGCTCGGCACTGACCCCGTTTATCAGAAGGAGACAAAGGATTGAGCTGGCATCACGAAGATTACATAAGCTTAATCTCCTCATTAGGAGGTCTTGGTTCAGCTATCTTTGCGGCATACGCTACTTACCAGGCAAGAAAGTCTACAGATATTTCAAAATTGGCTCTTGAAAGAGCCGACAGGCAAAATGAAATATCCAGAATAATGGATGAATTGGTTCGATTATCCGAAAGATGCAATAGTTGCATTGGGGAAGACTCTCACGTTGTTGAGAGAATTGAGACTGTCAGTGAATTGGCAGCGGCTTGTTTCTATGCAGAAAAATCCATCAGTTCCTCGCATGTTAATAATAGAGATAAACAAATATTGACTGAGTTTTTTATAAGGCATTTAAGACCTGGCGTCCTAGGTGAGATAGAGAACGCTGAGGCTTTGAAGAAAGTTGGCATGGAGCCCCATGATACAGACCTTCGGGATATATACAGAGACGCTCAAATATTTCTGCAGGTTGATGATCCAACCCCTATTGATTAGCCAAGAATATTGTGATGATAAAGCCGCCCATCGAGGCGGTTTTTATTGACCAAAAATACTGATAAACAATCCACTATTCGCACAGGTGGCACTATGCTGATCGGCTTCGTTCTTATCACTTCCTCTATACTGCCCGTGCCCGTAAGCGAAGACATCTACCCAACCTTAGCCGCATGCGAACACCATAAAGAACAACTGCTTAAACGAGAGCCGATTTCTCAGCTTGAATGTGCGGAAGTCAGACGCTAAATTACTGTATAAATAAACAGTAATTTGGTGGCTCTTATGCGTCGATTTGCCAACGGTGGCATAACCTTTTATCTACTCGAACCGGGTGAACCTGGGCCGGATCTGAACAAGGAATATCTCAATATTCCGGGCTACATGATTAAACCTGTCGAGTATGGCTGGCAGGCACTAAGCAGGCCTATTAACGGTCGTGCCTGGCACCCCCTTAGCGACCGCTTGTTTAGCTCTGAAAATGAAGCCTTCAATTTTGCTCATGAGCACTTTCTTGAAGAGCAAAGAAACTCAGAAAGGCTTCTGCCTGGCTGGAAAAGCACCTGATTCATCCCAAACCGCGAAAGCGGTTTTTTAATGTCCTGCACAAATAAAATCGAAACTCCTGTCGCATTACTCGCACCACAACCCCCTATAGGACGTCGCCATTAGTGGAGGCGTCTGGATCATGCTGCTCATGGCTATGTTTTGCCTTGAGATTTATCTCCAGTGAGGTGAGTCCATGAATAATCAGTTATCCCAGGGAAAGCCTACTGGAACGGCAGTCAGGTTACCTGCTGCTGTTCCGCATATGATTTCCCGCATCGCTTTAGTGGTGGCTGGTGCAATGGCTACCAGATGGCAAAAAACTGCTTTGAAAATCGTCTCAGCTGCCTGAATTGCATTTGCCTTCATGAAGGCGGCTGCGACGTAGTGAACGAAACCGAAACTCCCGCCGAATGCCCACATGTAGTGGATTTTTGTTCTTACTACCAGATTGATTTATCGAGAAAATTCAAACACTGATTTGAGGTATCCCACGCATGGAACCAACCCAACTGTCGCCATATTGCCTGGCGCTGGAAACTTTGCGCGCCCAGCCCACCCATGAGCTTAAAAAAATTGGCAATCAATGGCGAACGCCTGATCCGCTCTGGTGGGGAATAAATTCGATGTTCGGTCCGTTCGTGCTGGACCTTTTCGCCGATGAGAGTAATGCCAAATGCGAGGCGTATTACAGCGCCGAAGATAACGCACTTTCGCAGAACTGGTCGGAACGCCTGGCAGAGTTAAACGGCGCAGCATACGCTAACCCACCCTATTCCCGCGCCTCGCAGCACGACGGGCAGTACATTACCGGCATGCGCCAGATAATGGCCCATACGCTGGCAATGCGTGAGGCTGGCGGTCGCTACGTCTTTCTGATTAAAGCGGCAACTGGCGAAGTCTGGTGGCCCGAGGATGCCGACCATATCGCATTCATTCGGGGCCGAATCAGTTTTGATCTGCCCGTCTGGTACCGGCCAGAGGAAGGCCAGCCCAGTGAATCGTCTGCCGGGTTCGGGGCCGCTGTCGCGGTTTTCGATAAGTCCTGGCGAGGTCCAAAGTTCGATTACATCAGTCGTGATCTGCTGGAATCCCGCGGCGCCACGTTTATGGCTCAAATTGAGCGAGCCGCGCAACGTCTGTCGCCTCGAAATATTCCGGTCACCTTACCAGAGTCAGTAAATGATGTCTGGCCAGCCGAAGTACAATTGTTAGCTGATCAGTTGCCAGGCCTTAAATCACTCGCTACCGAGCACCAGCGCAAGGTCATGCATCACATGAACCGTATGCTGCTGGAGCGCCAGCCCTCAACAGAAATCATTGCTGCAGCACAGTCGCTGACGGCCACTTTCGGAGAAAAAACCCTGTGAGAGAAATCATTGTCGATAATTTTGCCGGGGGCGGCGGAGCCAGCACCGGCATTGAAATGGCAACCGGCCGCAGTGTCGATATTGCCATTAACCATGATCCAAATGCGATCGCCATGCACACCACCAACCACCCTGACACGCTTCATTATTGTGAGTCTGTATTCGACATTGACCCGGTGGCAGCAACCGCAGGCGCACCCGTAGGTCTGGCATGGTTCTCACCTGACTGCCGCCATTTCAGCAAAGCCAAAGGCAGTAAGCCGGTTAAAAAAGAAATACGCGGTCTGGCATGGATTGTTGTTCGCTGGGCGCTGGCAAAGCGGCCTCGCGTCATCATGCTTGAGAACGTCGAAGAGTTTAAAACCTGGGGACCACTGTTACCCACGGAGGAAAGACCAGACCCGGCCCGAGCGGGTGAAACCTTTGCCGCGTTCGTCGGCATGCTGGGTAACGGCGTTCATGCGAATCACCCTGCGCTGGATGAGGTATGCGACTTCCTGCAAATTGGCCGGCACAGTGCGGATGCGCAAAAACTGGTTAAAGGCCTGGGCTATGCGGTTGAATATCGCGAGTTACGCGCCTGTGATTTTGGCGCGCCAACCATCCGCAAACGCTTCTTTATGGTCATGCGCTGTGACGGTGAGCCAGTTATTTGGCCGGAACCGTCACACGGTGATCCGAAGAGTCTGGCCGTCCAGTCCGGACATCTCAAGCCATGGCGCACAGCTGCCGAATGTATCGACTGGTCTATCCCCTGCCCGAGCATATTTGGGCGTAGTAAGCCGTTGGCAGAGAACACGATGAAACGGATTGCGCGCGGCAT